AGATGATTTCTGCACCATTCTTCTGCTGTGTCAGTCATGTCAATAATCACGACTTGGTGCGGCCATACGTCTTTATTAAGTTTTCTCACAACCACTTCAATTTAAATTTTGTTGCATCAATATCATCTTTTATAGATACAAAGTAGCATGGGTCGCCAGAGTTGAAACGATATGTACAGTCGTATTCTCCTGTCATATTAGATTCCATCCAACCTTCAAAATCATGATCGGTGCCCACGTAAACCATGCAGTGCCAACCCTTCATTTCTTCATCGAATTCTCGTTCGGGCCCGCCGGGCTTCCTTAGTATATGAGGAATATCTCTCCAGCCTTCATCATATCTCCAATGATGGACGATAGTTTTGTATATCATTTGAACTTCAATTTAAAGACAAGTGCATCCTCTGTATTTTCAAAACGGAAAAGTGCAATTGTATCCCATTGACCGGAGACATCACTCACATCTTGATTACCGTATGATTTCATTTTGAGATTATTCTCCTCACAAAATTCAATCATTGCTTCATATTGTAAATCAGAGGCGTCGCAAATATAAACTTCTAAAGGATTTTGTTTCCATTCAAATTGCATAATCACACCCCGAGCAGTTTCTTAACTACTAAGAATTCTTCCCATGCTTGTTTTAGTGCTGGGTATTTTTCTAATTGTTCAAATGTCGGTGGTTCAAACGACGGCGGATTTCTATTCTCCCCGGAGAATCTTATCCATGTATTTCCGTCCCACATATAACCCATAAAAGTATTTGGGTCAATAAATGCATCACCGAGTACAGGGCGCGTCGGCTTGCTGGCAAGTATAGTTATGGCCACGTTAATTCAAAGAGCATAGCATGTTCTCTGTTCACAAAATATATTTCTAAAAGTTCAAAACATTGCGGGGATAAGTCCCAATCCCAGGCTACTCCCTGTCTTCCAATATTTTCTTCAAGCCAGGGACGATAATGAACATTAGGTTCTTCCTGCCCCGGTGGCATAAACGCTCTGTAGGCAGTATGAGTTTTTCTTATATTGAAGTAAATCAATTTTATTCTACGGAAGAAAAAGATGAGTTCTGCCATCTTAAAGTAAATGCTGTTAGCAATTCCTCGTCGTAGATATTGACATAGAAACCACTATAACTAACGTGTACCCAATAATCACTTCTCGGATATGTTTTAAGCCATTCCTCAATGGATTCAATATCACTTTCACCAAGCCACTTAAACTCACAACACCAATGCTTGTCAACTTTTGTTTTCTTAAAAGTGATGGGCTGTTCTGTTGCCTTTCCAAACCTGAAATTCATTCTAAAAACTGAACCACTAGGCGCAGACATGGGCTGAACGCCCATGAGATCCTGCGCAATTGTCCCCGGAAGAACTCTCTTAATCATCGGCAACATAGTTTTCTGAAATTTAGCTACCTCGTCGCTTACTTCTTCAGAGATCGCCTTCTTTTCTGTTTTCCGAATGCCAAACAGAGAACTTACCGCCCGGATAACGACCTTCCAGTTTTGTGACATTCTCTTCAATAATTTCGTACGGGTCATATCCAAGAGCCTTGCAAGCGTTCATCCAATACCAAATGATGTCACCCAATTCACGCTTCATGTGAAAGCGGTTACCCTCATCATATTCCTTACCGTGAAAGAAAATCTTCTTTACGATTTCGTCAAATTCGCCGCCTTCGCTTGCTAACCCCATTCCTGCTGTCATTAGACGAGCAGGATCTGCACCAGCTGCATCGAGTTCTCGAATTCGCTGAATGAACAACTCGGTATCTTTGCTTACTGGGCTTGTAACTCCGTCAACGAATTCTTTATAGTTGTGTAGAAATGTTTTGTCCATGAAATCCTTATAGTTTTAGACGTAAATGTCCGTTTTTACGTGTTTGACTATTTTATAGAATTTCACAAAGTTGTCAAGTGAAAAGGTCGGTCCCTTAGATCGAGAATAATACTTTTTATCCTCCTTAAGGATGATCTTATCATTACTAATAGCATCGATTTCCAAAGTATGGAAGGCGACAGGGCTATTGCTAGGACCAGACGAATACAAATAAGGGTGTTCAACTAGATATTTCTTACCTTTTGCATCCTCTAACATCAACATACCGACATCTGAAATAGGTTGACCGAAATAGAATAGTTTAGTGGCATCGGCCTCGTCAACTTCCTCGAATGTCATTTTAACTGTACCAACTGCATTTGGAGAAACCAGTTTTACCATTTCCCGACTGAAATAATGACTTGCATTCATATTCGAATTTGAGGAGAAATAGGCATTCCCAGTCGCAATGGATTCATTCATCAGTTCCGCAGCCACTTCACGGGTAAGTGGTTCAGTTGCTTTGTTAAGCACCTTCAAAATCTTTACATCGGTCTGAAAATGGAACTTATTAGGATCAACCTGGACAACCTGTCGCCTTAGATAAGTTTTACTCTTCATTTCCGACTTGTATCCTGGATTATACAAAATACCATACATGGAGGTAACTCCGAGATACACACCCTGCAATTTATTCTGCAGGAGAACGACATCCCCGATTTGTACGTCATTTATATCCACCTTGCCTTCTATCAGTTCTGTGTTTTTGACTGCCTCGATATAGGACGGTGAACTGATTGGCACAAGTGTCATCTTGGTATTTGTATTCTCTCGAGCCCAAACACACGGCTCCTGAATTAGCCCCTCCGTAATACCTGTCACATGCAGTATTTTTTCCAGATTCTCTTGGCTGATTCTGGCTAAAAATCCTCTAGGATCAATAATTAGCCAAGTAGGATCAATCGATCCCCATTTTGCCCTGTTTGTTTTGTATAGAGTGAACCCTGGCAATGGGATATTGTCAAATTCCTTAACAATGGCATGTGCCTTGGTGAATTTATCAATCTTTTTCTTCTCGTTAACTGCGTCTCCGTTGGGAATGATCTCTGCCTCTGGTAGCGAATCTTGCGCTACCGCCGTTGTATTCCAACCTGCGTAAATTTGTCGTGCAATATTGAGCATTATTTCTTAATTAAGCCTTTGGTGTTAGTTCGCGGATTCGGCATTGTGCAAATGTACGCAATGCAACCAGTTTCTTCTGCTCGGTTTCGTCGGGAGTTTCACGGATGAGTTGTTTATAATTCTCGTCGAGAATCATTGCATCCGCTAAATCCGAATGCTTGATAATGTAAAGCTTCTGCTTCAAATCGATAGTATCTTCGTACATAACAACCTCCATTAACTAACTATTTATTTCATGCTATTTTCCAAACTTGAACGTGAATGCAGTCGCATCCATACCCTCTTCAAATCCGAATTTATTGCCACCGGCCATCGTCCAACGTCCTTGCATGTTCTCGACACACCAAAGAATGATACCCTGTTTAGCAATTTCAGCATATGAAAGATTAATACTTATAAACGTCCAAGTATTTTCCTTTGTCTCAATCAATTTATTCATAGGTACGTATAGCTTTTTGTCTTCCATAGTTCTCCTAGGTCCTTAACCTATTATTACACAAGATGTCGTAAAATGTCAACAAACAAAAAAGCCGGCATATGCCGGCTTATATTGGATTTAACAGTTTATGCCTTAAAGGGCTTCCAATCTCCATTTGGTTGGGATAAACGATTTGCAATTACGAACATTGCAAGTGGATTATGCCCTAAACCCAAATGACTTGCACCGGGTATTTCAATATTTTCCGATTTATCTGTGACAGCTTCAAGTGAGCATTCCCAAGACACAACACCATCTGTCTTGCTGTATATGGACGTAAACGGTACGGGAGGTCTCGCCTCAATACGCTTATGTATTTCCTTGTCTACGTGACTTCTGTCTCCGCTCAATAACTGGTATAATCTGGCTGCATTAGTGGCAACATCTAATCCCTTAAATGGTGTACCTAAGGTAATTACCTGTCTTACTAATTCGGGGGTATGCTTTGAAACTTCCCGAGCATAAATGCCGCCTAAACTCCAACCAATTAAACTAACTTGCTGCCCACCATGTAAATCAGATACTTCCTGAACTCGGTTTTTTAGTGTCTCGAGCATTGCTTCCATCCCATTGCGTGGACCATAGTTGCGACCCTGGCCCCACGAGTATGCGGAATAGTTCAATTCCCCGAGGAAATTACGCAAAAAATGTGTAGATTCGTCAGCACCTGCAAGGCCCGGGAACACGATTACGGGATGACCGTCTCCCTTTTGGCACATTTGCCTTAAAGGCAGTTGTGTTGCCACTCCAAGTGTGTACTCACACGCACCCCGAATTACTTCGAGTGCTAATAACATTTTCGATGGTGCTTCCATAAAACTATTTATTAAAAACCGACACTATTACCACATCCACATGATGTTGTGGCATTAGGGTTATTGAATACGAAATTCTGCCCCATAACATCGGTCTTAAAATCAATCTCGGCGCCATCCAGGTACATACTACTCATAGAATCTATAACCAGAATATGGTTAGCATCTAATTGTACCTGAAGGTCATCCTCGACAACGTCACTTTCCAATGCAAAGAAGTAAGAGAATCCAGAGCATCCTCCGCCTTGTAGGCCAAAACGGATAGCCTTAGTCTTCTCTTCGGCTAGAATGGAAATAAGTTTTGCTCTTGCATCATCGGTAATGTTAATCATCGGCCTCCTTACAGCCTCTTATCCACAATCTGGTCGGCCAGACCCAAATCAAGCGCCTGCTGTGCAGTCAGCCACTTGTCACGGTCCATCAATTCAACAAAGCGCTCATATGGAACGCCCTTAGAATTGTGCTTAACATACAATTCGGTCATTTCCTTCTTGATACGAAGACTTTCAATTAAGTCAATCTCCATATCCGAAACCTTACCGCGTGTACCAGATGAGGGCTGGTGAATCATTGTAATTGCTCGCGGAAGCAAATAACGATGTCCTGGTTCGCCTGCTTGTGCAATGAAACTTCCCATGCTTGCAGCCATACCTGTTACGTAGGTGTGAACTGGGCACTTGATATATTGCATCACGTCGTACACGCCAAGGCCATCATAAACGCTGCCTCCTGGACTATTTATGTACATGCTGATCGGTTGCTCTGGATTTTCTGCCTCCAGGAACAAGAGCTGTGCAATCATAATATTGCACATGTGAGTTTCCACTTCTCCTGTGAAGAAAACAACACGTTCCTTCATCAGACGAGAATATAAGTCATAAGAACGTTCACCGCGAGGGGATTGTTCAACGACCATTGGGATCAAAGCATTTTGCATTGTGTGTTTCCTTAGTTAAATTTTAGTGTGAAATAAAGTAAATCTTCTTCGGTCTTAAATGTTATCTTTTCGAGCCAATTTTTGCTGCTGTCAAAAATATATTTTCCGCCAAACTGTTGAATATATGTAGCTGTATCTTCAAACCATGCTTTGTCAGATCGTGTGAAGTCGGGTTGGGATTCTACCCAATCTGCAAAGGCGTGGAAATGATGAGAACTATTTTTTATTAATAAGTCGGCAGGCATTGATAAATAATGATATGAAAATTAAAGATGTACTACTTGAAGACGTAACTGATGTCATTGCTCGCTTTTATAAGGAAGCAAGCAAGGAATCTGATAGGTTTATGAATCCTGAAGATGTCAAATACAAGGATATTAATCGTGAATACTATTCTGAGTATTTTAAGGAATGGTTTAACGAAGAGAAAGTGCCTGTGTTTACAAAACCTGTTACGGAAGCGCAGCCGGAATATAGAACTGTTCCTAAAGAGGGCAAGTTGCAGTCTCCGGGCTATCGTGGCTTACAGTATGCACTCGCGCACGCAGGATTGCCTTACAACCACCACGTACAGCGCTATGATCCGACTGTTCCACTTACAGGTTCATTGGATATGAACGGTGCGAGAAATAACAACGGTCAATAATCCTTCAATCTATTGAGAGCGTAGACCATAGCCTGTTCTTCACTCACTTCAAACACCGTCAGTGTGTAATCATCCTCTTCTGTCTGCACCTTCTGCATCAACTCATCGATTTCTATAGCCGATTCTCTTAAGACTGGGAATTCAGCCCAGTCTTCCGGCAGAAACATTGCTACCATCGTCCCGTTTACCATGCGGGCCTGGCAAAGGATATAGTTTCCTTTTCTTATTCCAAACATGCTGCTACACTAGCAGCAAAGTCTGGGTCGAAATTGTCTGCTTCCTCGTTCAACGAGTCCATATTCTGAAGCGCCCAGTTCCAATAACTCTTTGGAACCTGAGTCATCAGTTCACCCTTGTGTTTACCGAAGGGCATGCGCTCGTAAATTATAGGTTCTGCTGCCCATTTTGCAATCTGTGGACCATAAGGCTGGGTTGTGTCAATAACACCCATGTCTACCATCAAATCTACCAAAACTTCAAGCAATTTAGCAGTCATGTAGGAGTCGTTGCCCGCACGATGGCAATGCATCTCAATAGGTACATCAAGTTCTAGCTTAAAGCGCAAATATGGGAGGTTTGTTTCTTCAATATCTTCAATTCCATTGAAGATTTTCTTAGCAAGGCGCCAAGTGCAAATCCAAGTGTGGTTTGCCATGTTGATACCGTGATTTTCAAGTACACGCATATCATAGAAGTGGTTGTGAGCCACCAAATAACCGTTCGCATATCCATCTACTACGGATTGGAACACATCTTTAGCTTCAACGAAGCTCGGTTTGTCAGCTACCATTGCATTTGTAATGTAGCAAATGGATTCCACCTTTGGTGGAATAGGACGCTTAACTGGTTTGTGTAGTTCTTGGAAAATTGTCCAATCATCGCCTTCTCGGATTACAAATCCGGCTTCGACAATTTCGGCAATTTTGTATTCGTTGGAGTTGGTTTCAGTATCTAGGACTAAACAACTCTGTAAAAAATCTTCTTTGAGTGACATAAGGAATTCTCCGCGTATATAACAGTGTAGTATATACTTATCCGAATGTCAAGAGTGCCAATTATATAGGCGAAACCTGTATATCACCCGCAAATTTCAGATAGTTCTGCAACATGTCGGATATTTGTTCGGGTTCCTTGCCAAAATTGTTGTTGATAACGAATGACCATTGATTATTTGGAAGTGCTTTATCATTCAGTAAGGTAAAGCCCATTTTTCTTAAGACTCGATATGTCTCGTCTTTATAAACAACAGGCAGAACGATCTGCATCCTGGGCGGTGCAGATCGTTCAAATAGTTCAACTAGCCTCATTTCTTAAGTTTTTTGATTTCGTTATCGGATTGCTTGATTGTAGCTTTAACGATTCCACTAAAACGCTTATTAGCTCTTGCAGTATCACCGGATTTATCTGCTGCTCTAGCATCCTGACCGGCAGCAGTTTTGTAATCACCAAGTCTCTTAGTCGAAATCTCGTCTAAGCGCATGATTAACGGCCGTAACCCTTCATATTACCGAGCTTCGAGAAACGCTTCATCCAGTCCAGGACTTCTGCATCAGCTTCTTCAGCACTTTCCTTGACGTGCT